GGCTTACATCTAGTGATGTGCGGCAATTACTCCGTGTGTATCGTTGGGCTAAAAACATTGATTGTCTTGATTGTCTACGCTCTATATCTCCAGATATAGCTGATGTGATCAGGCGAATGGATGCTGACGGATCACTGCTACAGGCCGCTAGTATGTTGCCGATCCGGGAATTGTGGGACGAGATTGATCGGCGGAAGCAAGGGCGCAAACGATTACGGAGTTTTGTGGTGACCGAAGGGCCGGTACGAGTTGTGAAGGCTTTATCTGCGGACGACGTGGAACGGAAGAGCGGAGAAAAACTGATCCGCGGTAGCTTACTTACGGGAGGGGATGATGTCTCAGATCAAGATCATTCCGGGCAAGGGTAAGAAGAGCAGTACCTCCAATGGGGGCGGAATTATCAAACAAGATGGCGGTCCGGCGTTTGCAGGAACAAATGTATACTGTGAGACAATTGATGAACAGGCACACGCGGGCGTTGCCATCAGTCGAGAGGGAATGTCACTACGCGCTTATGCGGCAATCGAGCTGCGTGTACCAGACTCTGGGATAGACTGGCTCGACAAAATGATCATACTGGCCAAAAGGGATGAGTTTGCTGAGATGGCGCTGCAGGGACTTCTCTCGAGGTACGGCCAGCATGCGATAAATGACGGCAGTGAGATGTGGGAGATCGCTGATGTGATGTTAGGGATATGGAAGAAAGATGAGTGATCCGTTCACCGCTACTGACGACGAGATTCGCATCCGCGCGGTGATGAACGAGAAGCACGGCAACCACGCGCCTGGACCATTGCTTCATGGTCTCGTACTGGCGGTAGATGCGTTTGTTGGCGAGCCAACAGATGAGGACCTGCGGCGGCTTGCATGGGACTACTGCGAGACAGTATCTATCGTGAAGGCGGTGTTCGAGATACGGCGTGAGATTCGAGCGCGCCGGGTATCGGTGAGGCCGAAGGCAAGCACGCTCAGGGAGTGGCTAGACTTTGAGGATGCTGAGATACGCGAACTATGGAAGGAGCGTAGTCTAACAGAGTCTGCGAAAGAAGTCGACTCGCGTATCGCCGCATCTCTGTCTTCAATTCCTGGCAATGTTCGGCGCGGAGTCATGAGAAGCGCCTATGCAGTGGCAACAAGGCGCATCAGAATTGGGTTGGTGATGTCACGTGACGATTACGAGTGGAGGCGCTGTGCATCCTAACGAGGAGCGGCTGCTAGAGTACCTGAGAAAGATTCGTTACGGAGAGGTCACGGTGAAGGTGCACGATGGAGTTCCGGTGGTGGTAGTGGAGAGCCAGAAGAAGATCAGCCTGACAGAGTAGAGGCCGACCGGACATACCGGAGGCCTGGACTGGGGCGATGCCCCGGCCTGGGCCTCTTTGTTTTTGTGGGGGCGACGAATGAAGTTATGGTCCTATGGTGACAAATAATGGAGGATTGTGCCATATAACAGATTGAGGGAAATGGACCTTACAGAATCGGAGCCGAGGATTAGGGCCGTAGCACAGGCTTGGGCTAGCACTCTCGCCGGTGATCCTGCTTTCGATATGGAGGACCTGTTACAGGAGCTTCGTTGGCGGTACTGGGTACACTGGAATACTTACGGTGAGCACCCAGAAACAAACAGAATCCGTGACTGGGCACGAGACGTGATGCTAGATAATGGTTACGTGCGGGAGCGTACAGATGACAACTCGCACGGTTTCTACCGTCGTCGTCCAGAGGTTGTATCTGTTGCAGACGAGGACGAGATTGATGCCATTCATTACCGGCGCACGTCGAGGTATGCACGTCCGACGTTTTCTGCTGAGACCGAGGACGAGTGACGGAGGACGAAGCTGCGCGGCAGTTGTTGTGGGAAGGGGTATCTCCCTGTCTGCGGGAGCAACTGATCGAGCTTGGACAGGCCAGGACGTTGGCGGAGCTGGCGGTCATGTGGGGATACTGTGACTCCAGTGCTGTACGTGACTACGTGCGCGGACCACTGCGTCGACGTATGGAGCGCGAGGGAGTGATGAGGCTTCTGAGGATGTGTGTCTGTGACTAGCTATGATGAGCGCGAGGAGCTTCGCCGGGCCATTGCCAACGAGATCGACTGGCTCTATAAGCGATGGACAAGCAGGGAGGAGGGCGCATGGGGAGAGATGCTGAACCAGGGGCTGTTCCTGGCGCGGGAACACGCACGACTATTTGCCGGGGAGCAGGGGGCGAACAGAGAACACCACCTACTGTACTGCACGAGGAACGTTCTGAACTTGCTCGAAGCTGCGCTGGAACGCCAAAGCGAGGTTCGTTGAGGGCGATCATCCTTGCAGGCGGCAGGGGGACTCGTCTCGCCGGATATCCGAAGTCCCTGATCCCGTTTGGGACGTGGAGGCTGATCGACATTCAGCTTGCTGCACTATCTGCAGCAGGGCTAGAGAGACCGATCGTTGTTGGCGGACCGGGCGGAGAGGAGATCGAGGGACGCGTCCCAGATGGCCATTTTATCATGACCGGACCTACGCTAACGGCGATGGGCTCTCGTGGGACGTTGATTGCCGGGCTGCGGGCTGCCGGAAGGGGGACAGATGTACTGATCGTCCACGGCGATGTTCTGTTCCATCCTGGCGTGATCAATGGCATCCTTGAGAGCGAGTCTCCGTGTTCGTGTCTCGTGCGCAGTGGGGTTGAGCACGGGAAGCCACAGGCACGGGTGGTAGACGGATGGGTAGTCGAGTTGGGAGCAGAGGGGGACTGCACCTACATGGGAATATTGCGCATGTCCGCTGAAGCGGCAGAGGACGCTCTGGCGCAGTGCAACGTGATAGATGTTGCTGATTACATGGTGGCGGTGTCGCTGATCATGAGAGAGTACCCCTGCGAGCCTGTCGAAGTAGAGAGGTATCCCATAATTGACATCGACACTCAGCAGGACTCCTTGGTGGCGCATCGTGATATCTTTCCGATGGTCAAAGGGGGGATTGGGCTCCTGTGAGGAGATTTGTCTGTGCCTCGTGTGGGCACGAGTGGGTTGATTGGGGGGCCAAGGAATCGTGCCCGGTGTGCGGCGGAGTTGGGGAGAAACAACCGCCGCGGGTGACGGTAGTCTACAAGGGGAGTGGGTTCCATGGAAAATCAAGAGGTGCCGGAGTTCCTGCAAAAGATGGCGGCTGAGTCTGCCAAACAAGCTGGGGCTGGGTTCGGGATGATGGTTGGCCTGCTAGCGGCTGGATACAAGCACCTAAGGGGAGCTGGCATGACACGCCGTGACTCTATTGAGGTGCTGCTCTCACTGATTGGATTGCTCACAGTTTCGTTGGGGGCGAAACGTGAATCGTGAAGAGCTGCCGCGGCAGGCCCACCTCCCCACCCGGCAGGTAAGGGGGCGTGTCCACATGCGCGGATGCGCCCCCTTCCTCCCTTGTTCGTGGAGAGGGGGCCAAGCATGAGCATGGTAGTCAACTCTGGAATCATTGATCTCCTATGCGTGGAAGAGTCTCAAGACTTCGAGGGACTATATATTCTACCATGGGAGGCGCATATCGGAGCGGAGGAGTTTGACGAGGCATCGTTCCTGAACTGGGTGGATTGGGTTAGGACATCAGATTTTCGTGGACGTCCGGCACGTGTTATCCTCGTCGGTGATACGTTTGAGTTCGCCACGAAGGATTCGATCGGAGACGTGTTCACGCAGAAGATGCCGCCAGAGGACCAGATGAAGTGGGCTGCAGACAAGTTGTCGATAATCTCAGACAAGGTCTACGGTGTTCTGGACGGCAATCACGAGTGGAGAGTAACGAAAAACACGTCTCTCCAGCCTGGATGGTGGCTTGCTGATAAGCTAGGTGTGCCATACTTCTCAGGCGGGCAGGCTGTTATGAAGGTGCGGCTCGGGAAAGGATATAACGGGAAACCGGTGTGCTATATTCTCCATGTTGCACATGGGTCATCTGGTGCGCGCACGAGTGGAGGAAAGCTTCTTGCTGCTCATCGGATGATAGACGTAGTGGCCAATGCAGACGTGTATATATCGGGGCACAGCCACGGCCACACGGCGGATCGTGTGGACAGGATCGTTGTTGACCCACAGAATAACACTGTGCGCAATGAAAAGCTCTACGTTGTTCTTGCTGGTTCATTCCTGAGCTATGCCGGGTATGCCAAGCGAGCGGCGATGGCTCCGCTTGGTACGGGGTGCCCGCGGATCAGGTTGGACGGAAAGAGGAAGGACGTGCACATATCTGTCTAGGAGGGAACGTGAAGAAACTTTGTGCTGCTATTCTATTGACCGGGCTTATCTGTTGCATCGGATTGGCGGCTCCGGGTCCGTTCGTTCGTGTAGAGCAGACCTGGGACACCGGACTCGTGCTCGATGTCGGTCTGGCGAGCATGTTACTTACAGAGCCAGTTGGTTCTATCAACTCGGCGGCGCTAGATGCGTATATCGGCAAGGCTGATCCTACGACGTTAGCTGGCTGGTGGACGATCGGTGCTGGTGGATGGGTCATTACAGACTACCTACCGAATGTTGACATTGGTGGTGGACTGAGGTTCCTGTGGCTGGTAAGTGACAGCACGATCCCGAACACGGCATGGGCTCCTTATGTTGAGGTTGGATGGTGGTTTGGTCCGTTCCAACTGTTTGGGCGGCTCAACTGGTTTGCACAGTTCTCAGAGGGTGCCCCTCTCGGAGCTCCGAACTTGTCGTTTGGGGCAACCCTTGACATTTGGAGGCTAACACAGTAGGGAGGGCTAGATGAGGAGACTGGGCCTGGTATTTGTAGTCGCAGCCGTGATGGTGGGCCTGAACGGCTGCGACTTCGTGGAAACGGAGCCCGGCCCCGCTGTGGCAGCAGTGCTGCGAGTGTCAATCCTATCTGATGGACGCACTGCAGTGCTCGACGCAAGAGGGTCGGTTGGCGAGGAACTTAGGTTTTTCTGGGACCTTGGAGCAGGGATGTTTGAGGGCGATCCCGTGATTCAACACAACTTCGGGATCGGCGTATTCCCCGTGCGGCTGATGGTTGCTGGTCGCGGCAGGACGATACCAGGAAATGGCGGAGAGCCAGGTGGGCCCCCTGGAACAGTGTCTGGCGGGACCGATTTAATCGAAGCATGGACATACGGTGTGGTGGACACTGCTGGCAAAAACACGCCAACTGCGATCATTTTTGTGCACGACATCGGCGGGAATCATGGTCCGGCATTCTGGGCTAGTACTCTCGTGTTCAATGGGAGCCAGTCTCGTGGAACTAGTGTGCTTACCTACCGCTGGGAGATCGTTAGGGTAGACAGTGCTGGGAACCCAACCCCGTATCGGTGGGCGAGCCAGCCAGAGTACATCGTTAGCGACAAGGACATATTCAAGGCATATCTTCCAGGTCCGACGTGTGAAGATGGAGAGCCATATTCCTACAGGTATCGCGTGACGCTTTCTGTCCGGGATGCCAACTGGCAAGAGGGGACGACGATCGTGTACATCGAAGTGAAGTAACAGAATAATGCGCCCCGCTCCGAACGTGCGAATCTCGTGTCGGAAGCCCGATGCAGAGAAGATGGCACTGTCTCTCGCGGCTGCATGGTTGCCAAAGGAGAAGGAGTGGGCAGAGCGGGTCGTGATGAGAGACTGGCCCCTGATAATACTGAAGGGGATGACGCTGCACTGGGCAGCCCATTCATCGAGCGAAGACTCCGGAGTGCTCGTTGTGGTCATTCCTTACGTCCCAGGTGGGTGGCCAATTATCGAGTGGATTGAGGGAGCCGTTGGACACAAGGTTGAGTGCAGTACAGAGTAGAGCATGGTGGTGGCTATGAGAGAAGACGAGAACGGGAACCTGATCCTTGACGACGGGACTGTTATTCCAGCAGAGGAGAGGACTAGATGCGAAATCTATTCCAGAGTGGTTGGATACATTCGCCCTGTTGAGTCGTGGAACGTCGGCAAGCAGGAGGAGTTTCGTGACCGCAAGTTCTACAAAACAACGCAAACCGTGGATTGTGGATGTGGGACGGCAGCCGGAGCAGACAGGAGCGGGGTATCACAAGGACAGGCGGATGAAGCGGGAGCGCAACCGGCTCCATAGGATGATCGAGGAGGAGCTTGCCGAGTAGTGGCGGAGCAGGGCCTAAGCGCAAGGGCTCGCGTGCAGAGCGCGAGGTCGTGAAGCTGCTCAACGATGCCGGGATGAGTGCCCGGCGCGTGCCGCTATCTGGTGCGGCAGAGGGCTACGAGGGAGACATTGCGTGCAGTGATCTCCCAGAGCCGATCGAGGTCAAGGTGGGGGCGCAGGTTCCTGTTACAGTTCTGAAGTGGCTTGATGGGAAGCGCACGCTGTTTATGCGTCGCGACCGTGGAGAGTGGATCGTGGTGATGAGGTGGAGCGACTTCCGTGAGCTAGGAGGAACAAGAGCGTGATAGTGAACTTTCTGAAGGTTATCGTGCGGTTGGGTATCCTCCCTCCGCTGTTCATGCTAGAGGAGATCCTGCGTCTCCCTGCGAACCTACTGGCGTGCCTGAACGACGCGCTGTACGAGGTGACGGCCCTTCCGCCTGAGGACTGGGCCGAGGAGGAAGACTGTGAAGGCTGTAACTAGTTTGTTTGGCGGGATCAAGGATCTTTTGCTGGGCACAGTTGCAGCTGCGGTAGTTGCTGCGCTGTGCACCGTGGCAACTGCACAGTGGGTAGTAGCGGTTGTTGTCGAGCCAGGATTCAAGCCGCTGTGCAAGATACTTCGCAAGCTACCTTCTGGTGATAAGATCATTGACTGGATCGACAAGATATTGCACCTGATCAGCGAGAAGTGGCCTCCTGAAGAGTGCTAAATGGACAATATTGGTGGGGTCTTCGAGGCGCGTATCGAGATGCTACTGGAAGACATCCTAGAGGAGCTGAAAGTGATCAACAGGAAGCTCCTTGAGGGAAAGTGAGCTGCATCGCCGGCCTTATTGCCGGAAAGCGAACCTACCTCGCTGGGGACTCCCGAGCAATGTCTGCTCTAGATCACGAGTCACTAGCGATAAAAGACGAAAAGGTCTTCATGGTCAAGGGGATGCTCGTGGGAGTAGTCGGGAGCATGAGGGCGATGCAGGTGCTCCGCTACAGGGTTCCAGAGATACTTGAGCCACTTGGTAAAACGGCTCAATGTCCTGAATATTTTGCTACAACGTTTGCTGACGCTATACGGACAGCATTCATGTCTGCTGGTAGCATGGCCAAGAACGATGACAACACCGATGGAATCTTCCTGGAGTGCCTAATTGGTGTCCGTGGGAGGCTGTTTGTGATGCAGTCAGACTATGCTGTATTCGAGCCATCCACTAACTACTGGGCCATCGGCTCTGGTAGTGGAGAGGCTCGTGGAGTGCTCTGGGTAACGAATGATAGTGATTCGACCCCAGAGGAGAGGCTCGTATGGGCGCTGGAAGCTGCTAGTCAGTTCAACGCCGGAGTAGGGCCTCCGTTCATTGTGGAATACGTATAATGGCGGCTTTGGCCAAGGCGGATACGGAGAAAACATAGAGTACCAGGAGACACATGGCAGACACACCACCAGACGGCTGGGAATCATGGGGCAAGCACGTTTTGCTAGAGCTTCAACGCCTTAGCGAAGAAGTCAAGGGCGTCCATATCGCACTCGATAGAGTAAGATCGGATATGACACAGATCGCGCAGGAAGAGAGCCTCAATACTGATTTCAGGGTGGCGTTCTGCGAATCATGGCGGAAGTACCGTGTGGCCATCGTTGGGGCGCTCGCTACGGCAGCTGCTGGTATCATTATCCAACTTGTACTGGTGGGAATGGGGGGATAGTGGCCTACGACGATCTTCCATGGGACGCTCCGATTGGTGGCGAAACGTCGCTCATGTACACCTATTTTGCTGCGTTCCGCGACATGGGGATCCATCGCAACCTTCGAGATCTGAGTAGACAGCTGGGGCTCAATGGAACGACATGGCTAGAGAAGCTATCCCGGCGCAACCACTGGACACAGCGGGCGCTCGCCTACGATGTCTACATGGACTCCAAGCGGCGCGAAGTGAACGAGGCAGCAATCCTCGAAATGAACGCGCGGCAGGCCGAGACCGGCAAGCTGATGCAGGAAAAGGCGCTGTCCGCGCTCAGGGATCAAGACCCTCGGACCATGACGCCAAACGAGCTTGCTAGGTACATTGAGGCAGGAGCGAAGCTTGAGCGAGTCGCACGCGGAGAACCGGACTCGCGTACTGCGACAGAGTCTAAGAATGACGGACCATCATGGGCTGACGTGCGCTCTGCGATCCTCAACACGCGCGTAGACAAGGCCGACAAGGAGAAAATAGGGCCCCACGTAGATGGTGGAGAAGATCCGTGGATGGACTGGCAACTGCCTGACGTTGGGCCGTACGCTGACCATGAAGATACCGGACAGACAGGACAGACGAAAACAGACGGACAAGCGCAAACAAACGGACAGGCGGGCGGATCGGAAGAAGAAGAAGACATAGCGGAGGAACCCGCCTCGACGGCGGGCCCCTCCGCATAGGCCAGGAGCTTACGCTGACTTCCGCCGTGTCCTGCGCGGGCCAACGCCGGGAGGGATGACAACAACTCGAAGTTCGGTGGGGCTCACAGGCTGCCATTCGAGCTGGCAGCCCAGCTGAAAGTAAGCATCACCGAGGGCCTTGGGAATTGCCGGATTCCAGCCACCGTCCTTTCGACGGTAGACCGGGCGGCGGTTGGCGATATAGTGCCCGCGTACTTCGGCTTCCTGCTGCTGAACATTATCCATGGCGTGCCTCCTTCTTTTCAGCTTCAACCAGCTCTGCCTCGCACTCCTGGCAGAGTTCCATGACCTCATTGTCATCTGGAGTAAGCGGGGCTCCACAGTAGCGACAGGTCAAGATTGAATCTCTCGACAGCCTATAGTCCTTCTTCATGTTTCGCCTCCTGCATCTTTCCTCCCCGACATTTATCCTCTACGGTAGGCCTCGACGTCCTGACCTCACGTCCTCGACGGTGGGGCTCGACGGTGTGGCCTCGACGGTGGGGCTCGACGGTAGGGCTCGACGGTGAGGCCTCGACGGTGAGGCCTCGACGGTGGGGCTCGACGGTGAGCGGACCCGGACCACTGGCCCCTGGCCCTGCCCCGGGCCCCTGCCCTGGCCACTGCCCCGGACCCCGGACCCCGGACCACAGGCTCACCCGTTCGGGCGGCATTCGTTACGCAATTCGCGGTATGCCTGGCCCACCGCCGAATCCTCCGCACGCAGTCCGGATGCATCGCACGCCTCACGGTACGGAAGATGCGACACAGGGCGGAGCTGGTACTTGGCCCACTCCATCACGCCATGTTCAACTCTCCGTGCCTCATGGGTGGTAACACTAGCGCGCTTCACCGTTCACCTCCACGGCCCGCCCGCCTTGCGGTCGGGGCTTATGGCCTGACGGGCGCGCGGGCATCTCACCCGCGCGGGGGATTGTTACCCCTCGCCCGTTGTGCTACACAGCGGCGGCCGCCTCTGCTAGCCTGCCGCATGGAGCCTCCGCTACTGCCTCTATAGGGGCCGGTGCCGGGCGGCCGATGCCTTCTGGTACTAGGTATCCCGCAACTATGAACCGCGGCTCATGGAGGGGGAGGGGTTCCTTGAACACCCGCCACCCGCTACAGTGGCCATCCTTGAGGTAGTACCCGCGCCCCATAGAGTATTTCTCGCGGTGCTCTATGCTCTCCTCTTCTATGCGTAGTTCAGCGCGTGCCTCTTGCCCGCCAACATTCATTACTGGTAGAGGAGCGGAACCGGCTATAAACTCTTCAGCGGCCGCGCGCGACGTGAACGGGTGGGCGTGGCCGTTGCCGCCTGGCTCGTGGGCATGATGGAACGGGGAATACTGTCCGGCCCACAATGCGTGCCCGCTATCCTTGACGTCGGTTGTTAGGAATGCCCGGACACGGAACAACCCCCTCCCGGGCCCCAAGTGCTCGGTCTTGGGGAACTTGGCCGCTGCCTTGCGCATCTCGTGGAACATATCACGGGTGCTACTGCTAAACCCGATCACAACATTGGCCACCTCGTTAATATAGAAGTGGTCGACTTGTGGGTTCGACTCGTCCACGTCGTACCCGGCCACAATCGCGGCCACCGCATCAGGTGGCGTGATCCTCGCGAACTCCTCCGACGTTAGCTCAACTAGCGCCCTCATCTTTTCCCCCTTTATGCAGCCTGACAGCTGCAGTCACGAAATGTTTCCACGTCCAGGAGCCCCCGGATAACCGATAGGTTGCAGCGCGCAGCCAACAGTTCCTCCCGCAATCGATCGGCCACGGCCGCATTCGCGCGCGCGTGCTCTAACACCACCAGGCGCCGCCTCTTTCCTGTTTCGTCGGGGTAGAATGTTCCAACGTCGGGAAGAGAGTCGCGGCATTTCGCGATACTAGGCGGCTTCGCGTCAAAGCATATCGCGAACGCACGCCCCCCCATGGCGCGTGCGATCCATGTTCGGGCGGCAATGAACCATTTCCACGTGGCCTCCATTCGTTTGTTGTTGTGTGATACTGGGATTTCGAACACAGCGCGCGCCCGATCCATCAGCCGGGCCGGTAGCGGGGGGGTGAGCCCCTCCAGAATCGCAAGCGCCTCCGCTCGGTTGTTCGCGTCGCGCTGCTTTCGCTCCTTGAGTTCCTTGCTAACATCCCAATAGTAGCTCCCGCTTCGCGGAGGATATGGGCACCACCCCATGAGGCGCGCTGCATCGTATAGTTTCGTCGCGTAGGCCTCGTACATCTTCTCTGCACGCTCAAGCGGGCTGGTGTCTATACGCTCCGCGCGCTCTGCCTTGGCAAGTTCGGCCTCAAGGTTAGCGATCCTCTCACAAAGCATACGCTCCCTCTCGGCCAGGACCTCGACCTTCGAGGGCCTCGACGGCCTGCGTTCCTTCTCGGGAACGTCAGCCCCAAGTTCGCGCGCTAGCTTGCGCGCGATATCGTCCACGCGGCCGCGCGATCTGGCGAGTGATAGGAGCTGCTCGAATGGCACAACGTAGCGCATCGCGCCGACGTCATTCAGCGGAGCCGTCGGGCGCAACACGTAGCGTGCCTTGCCAGCCTCGATGGTGGTTGAGCCGTCCTCGTTGATCACCATCGAGATGGTGGCCGACTCGTCAAATAGCTTCGTTAGCTTCGACAGTAAGGCCGCGTTGATCCCGACGGTAGCAGGGGGCCTGCTGCCGTTGAATGATACACCGACGGTGCACGGGTGGCGCGAATCTTCGAGGCGCGACAGCTTGTCGGCGATCCCCGCCGCCCGTGACAACGTGCCCGATGGTACAATCTCTGTTCGGATCATGCGTCCACCTCCGGCGCGTGGGCGTATCGCCCGGTCGCGCCATCCTGTACGGTCAACCCGTCCTCAAGGGCCCCGATGATGATGTCGACTACAAACTGATTGTCGACAGCATAGCCCCCGCCATAGCGAGCGCATCCGGGGGCCACGTGATCGGCGAGCCAGTCCCGGCCAATTGCGGTATCGGCATATAGTAACACTATGCCTCCACGGTCCAGCGATACTATATCAGCTGTTAAGACCATCTCGCCCCCCTGTTCATCTTGTCCCCCTTTGTCCGGGGGAAGGTCCGGCCTCCCCCTTGACGCTGTGATTATAGCATGCTCAGTCAACGGTGTCAAGCCTCGGGGATGGGACGTTTGTCCTCGACGGTGGGCTCGACGGTGGGTTCGACGGCAGGCTTCGACGAGGGCTCCGGTGAGCTCGACGGCAAGCTTCGACGGGGGCTCGACGGTGCGCGGCCCATGAAGGCCGCCCCTCATGGGGGTGATGGGGTGGATCCCACGAGGGGCGGCTTCATCGCATCGCTTCATTCTATGCCGCTACCGCCTTCTCGAACCAGTCCGCGGCCCGTTGGGCCACGGTGAATCCGTCTAACCCAAGGTCCGCTGAATTGGGGACCGCCTCGTCCCCCCAAACCCGCGCGGCCAGCCATAGCCCGCGCGCCGCATCATCCCAAGCCCGGGCTGGTGGGCTTCGACGGGGTGTCCCCTAGGAATAGAAGGGGGACGCCATGGCGTCCCCCTTCGCTATCTTCCCCCGTACTGTTACTGGGTGATTGTAGCAGTTATGGCACACTTAATGCGCTCTGCCGTTTCGAGCCCCTTGGGCGTTAGCGATGCGATGTTTCCAGATCGTGTGATTAATCCGGCGCGATCCAAGGCCACCATGATCGCATTAAACTCAGACAACGAGATGCCATTCATCACGGCGGCATACATGATACCCTCGGGAGCATTCCCCCCCTCATCGGCTAGCGTAGCGATGATCGACGAGATTACCACAACGTGCTCATCGGATAGTTTATTCATTGTTACCCCCTTTCGCCTAGGGGATGGTCTGGCCTTCCCCTACACGACAACATGAGAATGGGAAGCACTAGCGATGATAGGCGAGCATGATAGAGCGTGAAGTACGAGCAACGATGAGCGACGTGCAGTGAGAATAGGGGGGTGTGAGAATCGCGCATGAGAAGACGAATGAATGAAAGAGATGAGCGCGGGGTGGAACTAGGGGGATGGGCGACGGTAGGGAGGATCGCGCACGAATGAACGGGAGGATATAACGGGATGAAAAGATGGGCCCATGAAGATAGGTTGCGAGAAGGGGGTGGATGGGCGCGCGCACACAAGGGGATGGGGGCATGCCGGAAGAGGGGATAGTGCGAGGGGCGGGGATGCTGGAGAATGGTGCAATGGGGGGGTACTTGCTTTACAAAAGATACGCGAAACTTTACAAAGGATCACCCGATTCCGCAACACCCGACCCATAGCGCATCGTAGAAAGGCGCTACTTTACAAAAGAGGCCTTATGTAAAGTTGCCCCGCGGGGATCTGTGGATATCTGCCCCGCTGTAGGGCCCACAAATGCCATGGACGGTGGGGGGTACGTAGTCACTAGGGATGGGGGGGGCGAGGGCAATGTCGGGCTTGCCAGGGCCCCCCGGGTCGAAGTGTGGGGGAGGGGACCAGACGCGGGGGGGGGCGAGTTGACACCCACAAAACCATGAATCTCGTTTCCGATCTCGTTTCCCGCATATTTTTCTGCCAAATTTTTCTTGCCCCCCTACAAGCAGCCCTTTCTAGCGAAGGCACGGGATGCGGACCAGGCTATCATTCTGAGAGCCGATTCCATCCAGTCTACACAAATGGCAATCCGTTTCCACTATATTCCTACGATGCGGACTGAGCTATCACTTGCGGGGCGCGCGAAGCGACATGACTTACGGGAGGCTGAGGGGAGTGTTCATTGAACGCGAATGATTTCTTTGACTTACTCTCGGAGAATCCTGAGAGGTTTTTGGCGCTGCTGAAGAAGCTGGGTATTGAGCTATGGGATGCGCAGAAGGAAGTATACCGGGCGGCGTTCAAGTATCCTGAGGTATACGTTCGCACGGCGAATGCGACTGGGAAGACGTTTTTGTCTGGTGTGCTTGGTGTGGCGTTTCTGTTTTGTTATCGTCCATCGAAGGTCATATACATAGCGACGAAGATTGAGCAGTCGCAGCGGCAGTCGTGGATGGAGTTTTTGAGGATATACTGGAAGGTGAGGCAGTTTCTTTCGGAGGTAAGGGACGGGCCGTTGGTGCTGCCGGAACCACTGGCCCACAAACTTAACCTAGGAGACGACTGGTTTGCGACGGTGTGGGGCGGGTCGCATGCAGATCCTGAGGCATACCACGGATTTCACGGGCGAAACATGCTGATTATTATTGATGAGGCGTCGGGGATTGACGATGAGATTCGTATTGCGGTAGATAGGTGTTTGACCGGGAAGAACAACCATCTTGTGGCGCTGGGGAACCCGTTGCGGAGGGTGGGGTGGTTTTACACGGACCAGCAGAAGGATGCGAAGCACAGGAAGGTCATTCATATTTCGGCACTGGACTCTCCGAATGTTGTGGCGGGGCGTGAGGTAGTGCCCGGGCTTGTGACTGCGGAGAAGATCAAGCAGAGGAGAGAGGAGTACGGGGAGAACTCGGCGTTCTGGCAGTCGGCGGTGCTGGGGGAGTTTCCGCAGGAGGCCTCTGGGGCGCTGATCCCGTGGGATGCGATTGACGCTGCTCGTGTGCGGCATATCGAACCTGACTATGAGCGTTTGTCGATTGGGGTAGACGTGGCGAGGTACGGGTCGGACCAGTCGGTGATTGTGGTGCTTGCGGGAGACTCTGTGGCGGAGATATCGGAGCTATCGAAGCACGACACGATGTCGGTAGCGGGATGGGTGAAGGATTGTCTGCGTCGCTGGCGCGTGAAGACGGTGGCGGTGGACGAGCCCGGCTTGGGGGCTGGAGTGATTGACCGTCTTCGGGAAGAGGGGATCAACGTCATGGCGTGGCAGCCAGGTGGCGCTCCGAGGAGGAAGGAGTTGTACATGAACACCAAGGCGGAGGTAGCTGCCGATCTACGGGAGAGGTTCGTGCGAAACGGGATAGCGATACCTGATCATCCTCGGCTGACCCAGGAACTCGCGGCATGGACGTATGAGTTTATGGGGGACGGTCGAATGAAGGTAATAGACCCGAGGAAGTCTCCAGACTACGCTGACGCGCTGCTGATCGCGCACTGGGCGCAGGGGCCCACGACGCTGAAAGAGAAGATCGTGTCGGGCGGGGAGACGTACACCGCTAAGTTGGCATGGTGATTGGAGGAACGATTGGAGAATAAGGGTGAACTGACGGAAGAGATCGGACGTTCGGGCATTGAGCTGTCGGGCGGACAGTATCAACGTCCCACGATGTCGTCGGTCATCCTTTCCGATGACTACTTGACCGACTGGAACTGCGACCTTGTCGACCGGATGCTACGCGGTGATGGGCAGGTCGCAGCGATCTGGCGCGCGATCACGTTGCTTCTTCAGGGAGCGGACTGGTACGTGCAACCGGCGTCTTCGAGCGCACGCGACAAAGAAGTCGCGGAGTTTGTGGAGGAGAACCTATGGCCCCTGTGGCCTGACTTTCTGAGGCAGGCGCTGCTCCATCTTCCGTACGGGTTCATGCTGTTCGAGCCGGTATACAAGGCTGATGGCAAGCGAGTGTACTGGGACAGGCTCGCGCCTCGGATGCCATGGACAGTTGATCGCTGGGTTATGAGTGGCGGAAAGTTATCAGAGGTTATCCAGTATGCCCAGGACCCGGATACTGAGGTTTACAAATACTACAGGATCCCGGCACGGAAGATCCTGCGGTTTACAAACGACCAGCAGGGCTCGAACTTCGAGGGAATGTCGGTGTTGAGGGCAGCGTACAAGCACTACAAGATTAAGGATGCCCTGTACAAGATCGCGGCGATCTCGGCTGAGAGGTGGGGAGTGGGGACTGTAATAGGATCTCTACCACAGCATATCACCGATCCTGATAGCAGGGCCGAGTTCAAGGAGATTCTGAAGAACCTGCGGTCGAACGAAGTTGGGCACATTGTTCTTCCTCCGGGATCAGACATCGAGGCGTGCATCAAGATTCTCACGCCTGAGGGTGGACACCCGATGCTTGAGCACATCCTGGGAATGATCCGCCACCACGACGTGCTGATTGCCCGGACTGTGCTCGCAGAGTTCCTGTCCTTGGGGGAGACGAACTTTGGCTCCCGGTCGGTATCTCGTGACCAACTGGACCTATTCTACTCATCGATCGAGTCTACGGCTGCCTACATCGCGCACGTCGTGATGTTCGGGCACCCGGACGAGTGTCGCGGGCTGACCGATCTCGTGCAGATGAACTTTGGTGACGTACCAGTGCCACGCCTGGCATGGGACAAGCTGCGCAAGCAGGACATGGCACAACTCGCCAACGCGCTCGCCCAGCTGGTGCAGGTTGGCGCAGTTACCCCAACCGATGAGCTGGACTCCTGGGCACGTGGCGTGATCGGAGCCCCGCAAGAGGTTGGCCACAAGACGCTACCAACAACCGGAAAGGTCACACAAGAGCACTCACACACGAAGAAGCTGCAGGCTGGATTCTGGCGCGAACCGTTCCCATGGGAACAGCACGTTCAGTTCCAGGAGTATGTTAGTACCCACACCGACCTCGAAGATGAGTTCGTGCGAACATGGCGCGAGATCCTGGACGAGCAACTTGAACACTTGGCAGACGAGCTCGGCCCAGAACTTGATCCCGAAGACGTGAACAAACTGCGAGGCGACCTCATAGCATACCGTGCAACACTTGTTGCTGCGCTGTATGGCATCCTGTCGCGCGCGCGTCGGCATGGGCTACAATCAGTATACACAGAACTCACTCATGGGATTGGCAAATGGGACCCAGAGTGGGAGGAAGAAGACAGCATCTCGCGTGACGTGCTCATGACTCAAGCAGAGTCCGCCGCGGATTCGTTGATCGCCAAGTCCGAGAGGGCGGTACGATACTGGGCCCTGCTCGCAATCTCCACAGGCAAAGCTACGCCAGTCAGCGATCTCATACAAAAGGTGCGCGAGATGTCCGATAGAGATGCCCGGATGGAAGCCCGCGCAACAGTGAGGACGTCGTGGGAAATGGGTCGTACCATGACCGCAGACAAGTTGCAGCGATACATCATGATTGGACACTACTCAGCGATGATGGACGAGGCAACCTGCGGAGTTTGCGAGATGGAAGATGGGCGCGAGGTGCTGCCAGGTGAACATGCGACTCCGAACCCGGATTGCGAGGGCGGAGCGTCGTGCCGGTGCGTGACGATTTGGGAGCTCGTACCAGCTACTGACCTCGATGCGCTTTACGACGCATGGGGCGAGGAGTAGCGGACTACACTACCTAACACACTGGCCACCGGTCGGAGATATTTCACTTGGACAAATGTCCACTTGACAGACTATCGGTGCCGTGCTATGATGCCGCCATGAACACCGAAGGAACCGACGAGCTGGGGGAGGTGATCGCCAGGGCACGGCGCGGCAGGGCTGGGCCTGGCTTGGTATGGACCCCACCGGTCGAGGAGGCCATGGAGGCCATGGAAGCTACAATTTTCGTTATGGCATCTCGCAATCCGGCGATCTTGTCGCTGACACTCGAAGGACTCGCGTGGTCAGAGCGCCCAGAGCATACTGTCATCGTCATCATCGCGAACGATCCTGGCAATCCCGTTATCGAGGAGACACAGCGAGTAGCAGATGAGTTCGCAGCGACGCACGATGGCTTTGACGTTCGCCGCGTAGAGGTAAAGAGCATCCCAGCTGGTAGTGCACCTGCCGGCATCGACGGGAGGGGCCTCGCCTTCTATGAGTCCCAGTTGGCATACCCCTCGGATGTATGTGTAAAGCTTGACGATGACATGTTTCCGGTAGTTCGTGATTGGTTCCCGCGTCTTGTCAATACGCTCTTGACAGAACAGACAGAGATCGCAGTCGGGATGTCGAACATGAATGGTATGTGTGCCAAGGCGTTTGTGCAGGATATAGGTGCAGACTGGGATGCAATCGGAGCAGGCCGGGAGCGGATACTATATGCCGATGTAGTATCACAGCGCAAGGTATGGGAACTCACAATGCAGCACTGGGACAGAGTTGTTTCGTGGGGAGAGCGGAGCCATCCTGTTGTTAGGATTGAGGGGTTCCGTAACACGAACTCGGTAGCTATTACACGCGGGTGGCTTTCTCGTAGGACGCGGGAGGACTTTTACGTGGTTGGAGAGGACGAGCGGACGCTGAACAATCATAAACCAGAAGACTGTAAGACAGTAGTATTGGACCAGAGTTCATTGCTACTGCATTGGGGATATACACCGTGTCGGGCTTCCATCGCTTACATATGGCCTGAGTTGTGTAGGAGACTGAAGGAGTTGTGGTGCGCGTAACAATCATTCCAGGACTAGGACAAGGCAGTCGCATCCGCGAGTTCCGAAAGGACGGCAACAAGCTGCTTCTGGATGTTGCAGGGATGCCTGCTATTCTATGGCAACTTGACTTCGTTCTCCCCGATTTGTGCGTTATCGCATGCCACCCGGACCATGCTCCTGCGGTGCAGCATGTTGTTGGAACAAGTGCAATCGTGGTAAAGTACAAGGCGCACAACGAACCATGGGGCCTGGCAAAATTCATGCAGGACATTACCAGGCTAATGGATGGTGATATCGTACTGTCACTCTTGTTCTGTGACACGCTATTCATGCCTGGTACTGACTATGCTGCACTTACAATTCCTGGAACACTAGTCATAGCTGACGTAGAAGATGGTGGACGGTTTTTGAACGTGGTTGGCATAGACGAACATGGGTTTGTGACAGAATGGGCAGATCATCCATATGATGGAAAGCCAGCAAAGGCAACTGTTGGACTATATACATTACCAGTACGAGAATGGCAGCAAGCCCTTGACGCACCAGATGAAGACAATGTTGGGCAAAAGTTCATCGAGAGGGCTAAGTTTACAACGATTAGAACTGATGCGTGGTTAGACATCGGTGTACCAGAGTCATACCGGGAGACCTGTACGAGGCTAATTCAGTGCGCGTAGGAATTGTTGGTTGTGGCGTCGTTGGTGGAGCAACGGCAGTAGCAGTCGAACGTGGCGGACATACAGTTGCTAGGTTTGACCCGCCCAAGAACCTGCATGATGATATTGCGGGCTGTGATCTCATCTTCTTCTGCCTGAACACCCGCGAACCAACGCACGGTGTATTGCATGAGGCCATGGCGCAAGCCGCAACAGCGAACTCAGATGCTCTGTTTGCCATTCGGTCAACCGTTGTTCCTGGGACAACGGACTCTATATCACAGGAACTTGGTCGTCCTGTGGTGTTCGTGCCAGAGTTTCTACGAGAAGCTACCGCTGAACAAGATGCCCTGCACCCTGACAAGTTGGTTGTCGGGACGCACGATGAAGAACATGCGAGAATCGTTGCTATGGCAATGGCTGGCGTGTTCTCACCAAACATGATAACCGTAGTCAAACCAGTTGAGGCTGAGCTTGCAAAGCTTGGGCTGAATGCGCTTGCTCTGCTGAAAGTCGTTTACGCTAACGAGTTGTACGACGTGGCGCAGGCGTATGGAGCTGATTATTACGAGATATTACGCATCTTCGCACAGGATAGAAACATCAATGTTCGACACCTTGACCCATTGGCGGGAGGATATCGCGGGGCATCTGGTAAATGCCTACCAAAGGACACGGAATTCCTCATCCACTCTGCCCGAGTGAAGGGAATCACGGCTGACATACTTTCCCTGGCAGAGAGCGAGAACCGCAATATACTGGATGGATTTACGACAAAACAAGCCCATGGGGAGGGCGGAATGAAAATAGCGTACGTCAACAAGTTCTCTCACACAAAGATCGGGCATCAATACAAGTACGCTGGAATTCTCAAGTCATTGTATGGTGGAGATGAGCTGGACGATCATCATTTGTGGCTACACCGTAAGAAGGGAGTTGTTGGGCGGTCAAATGAGTCACATGTATACTTTAGCACGATGGTTGAGCTTCTCCTAAAAGAGAGACCAACTGTCGCAGTGATCCCCGGAGATACATGGCCTATGTGGCGGTACTGCTACGGTGCCGATATTCCTTACATTCTTATACAAGAGGACATCTGGTCGTTGCGGTCTGGAGAGGAGAGCAGCAATGAAAAACAGATGATCGAGAATGCACAGGCGATCATCTTCACCAGCGAAGACCATCAGGAATACTGTGCTGATCGATACTGTCTACCGCCAAGCATTGTTGTTCATCTGCGACCGCTGCGCAAGGACCTGGACTTTGAGCCCCTGCCGAAGCTGCCCGGGAAGACACTCGTGTACGCAGGGGGGCTTGTCCCGAAGTGGGAAGATCGCAATGGACTGTTTGGCTACCGGGCTTACCATGAAATCTTCACTTGTGCTATTTCAGCGGGATGGGAAGTGCATGTCTACAATCCATACATTGCTAGGGGAGGCGGGGCAGTAACGCAGCACTACAAGGAGTACAAGGAGATCGGAGTCATCCCGCACCGGGCAGTGTCGAATGACAAACTTTACCGTGAACTCTCGCAGTATACAGCTGGACTGCACGGGTACAACATGATTGGTGTGCCACAAGTGGCAGCGAACTACGTGCAAGCATGTAGACCCAACAAGTGCTGGGAGTATCTTGCTGCCGGAATACCGACTATTGGAGTATGGCCCGGTCGGTCGGGAGAAATCTTCGATGGGAAGTGGGGTACGGTGTTGAAGTTCTCCGACCTTAGCGAACTTCAGAGCGCACTGAAAGACGTATCATTCCCACCGATCACTGATGAACTCCGATTCTCGCAGACGATTGAGCAGGACACTCCACTCATTCGGGCCCTGCTTGATCCGATTCTTGGCCAGGTGGCATGAAAGCACTCGTCGTCATCGGCACGCGTCCTGAGGCCATCAAACTTGTCCCGGTGATCTGGGCACTGTTAGCCAGGGGACATGATCCGATCATATGTCTAACCGGGCAGCACCGCGAGTTGCTTGATGGTGCAATGGCGACATTTAGGATCGCATGCGACCACGACCTCGCTGTGATGACCGAGGACCAGACACCTAACGACGTTCTGGCGCTCGTCGTGCAGGGGATGTGTCCGGTCCTTAAAGAGACCGACCCCGACTGGGTGATTGTTGAGGGAGACACCACAAGCGTCGTTGGAACTGCGATGGCTGCATTTCACGCCATGGTTCCTGTATGCCATGTCGAAGCTGGTTTGCGCTCGTTTGACAAGTGGGCTCCATTCCCGGAGGAGATCAACCGGCGCCTTGTCTCAGTGCTCGCAGACCTGCACTGTGCTCCGACGCAAGAGAGTGCTGGCAATCTGTTGGGCGAGGGAGTCGATGAGAGCCGCATCGTCGTGACCGGGAACACGGCAGTGGACGCGATCCGTTGGGCGATGACAGTTGATCCACGCGAGGAATTTTATTCTCCAAGCGGAGGAATTGTCACGATAACCGCGCACCGACGCGAGAACCATGCCCATCTTACTGACATTGCCAAGGCTGTTCACTTACTGGCCCAGGCATACCCGACTGTTCGGTTCATCTGGCCCCTGCACCCGAACCCGACAGTTCGTAAACATGTGGACATAAGCGGACACAACATAGACCTGATTGAGCCTCTTGACTACGTAAGCATGGCACACTTGATCGCCAAGTCGCGCCTCGTGCTAACGGACTCTGGTGGCCTCCAGGAAGAGGCTCCAAGCCTTGGCGTCCCTGTGCTTGTCCTGCGTGACGTGACGGAGCGACCAGAGGGGATCGACCGGAGAGTGGCAAGACTAGTAGGAACTGATACGAACAACATCTTCGCGGAAGCTTCCTCTGTGTTGGATGGGACCGCGCTGTGGCCGCGCACTGACCGAGATGTGTACGGTGACGGGCATGCGGGAGAGAAGATCGTCGCTGCGCTTGAAGATCAAACCTGGGACGACTGATTATCAGCCGTGACATGAATAATTGGCATTATCCCGTGAATACAGGCTGATCTTGAGCCGCGCAACCCGAGCGCTTCGCATGATGTGGTTGGCATGCTCGTCCATCGCACGCGAGGCAGCCAGCCCGGACTTCTTCCAAGGGCAGCGATGCAAGAGGTGTGGGCGGCGGGACAAGTTCGACTTCAACGTCCCCGACGGAATATGGGCTACAGTAGTTCCACCGCACTATCGCGATCATGTGCTCTGCCTGGCCTGTTTTGACGATCTTGCATCCCAGAAGAAACAGAGGTACATACTAGGCATAGATACCCTCTATTTCGCCGGCGATGCGGCGAGTCTCGTGTTCAAAGTCAAGGGGAATGGCGAACCCTAGTTACCGACAGTTCGCGGCCTCCTTCTTGGCCTTTCACTCGTTACAGAGTTCACCCGAGGCCGGTCTTGTATGGGACTCCTCGTAGTTGCTTGTTGGCCAGTTGGAGCAGTTGGAGCAGAAATGCCAAGTGTCGGCCCCCTTTCGTTTGCGCCACGTTGATGCCATAGCTCACCTCCTTCGGTCGTATTGTAGCACCAGTCTAGCTGCTGGCACCAAACTCACTCCGCACCCCGTCCACGGTCATGAGCCAGATGTCCAGGCCACGACTCTTGGCGGTGGCGACTTCCTCGTGGGCGTCCTTTGTGAAGCTGAACGCCACGATGATCCCCTTGAGCGCGAACGTTCCGTTTCCGCGTTCGTCGGCGGCCTTACGCATCCTCTCCCCATAGCGCTCTAGCGCAGTCTCGAACTTGTCCACCTCGGGCCGTCCCACCTTGTCCTGTTGCTTGACCTGGATCGGCCACCTCTCGAAGTAGGTGTAGCCGTCAATTCCCATGTCCTTGACCTTGCGCTCACTCACCGTGCCTCCCATCACCCCGATGACCCAGTTCTGGAACTCGAATGGCTTGAGAGAGCGCAAGTCGTCGTCGGTCATGGGAAGACCGACGATCTCAACGCCTGTCGCTCCGGCTTGCTCCACTCGACGCTTCATAAGCTTGCAGGCGGTGGGGGACACATCAATCCCTATCCAGTCGCGCCCAAGGCGTTGCGCCACGGCGAGCGTAGTACCGCAGCCGCAGAATGGGTCAAGTACCAGGTGGCCGGGATTGCTACTCGCCTCAATTATCCGCTCAAGTAGAACCCGCGGCTTCTGCGTCGGATAACCGAGGCGTTCCTTGGAGTTGGGGTTGAGAATCGAGATAGGCCACCAGTCTGGCATGGGCGTTCGTGCCTGCTCCCTGGGCTCGTAAGCTGCCTTACGAACCCCCGCCTCAAACTGAGCTACCTGCTTCCGTCCTTTCCATCGCCGCATGGTCCCGGCTGAGACATCCGTGTAGAGAGCATTGAAGGTATGGCGTGAGTCTGTATTCTTCGTATAGAAGAGGATTACGTCATGGTTCCTGGCAAACTGGCCTCCGCGGGTGCTCCACTTCCGGTAGCACCATACGATCTCGTTTCTGAAGCACTTTTGCTTGGCGAACACCTCGTCTAGCATCACCTTGAGATAATGGCTTGCGTGCCAATCACAGTGCAAGTAGAGAGATCCCGCGGGTTTTAGGATGCGGTGCATCTCGAAGCAGCGAAGCCACATCCATTCGATGTAGTGGTTGATTCCCCCACTCCACCCGTCCTCAAAAGAGCGGATCTCGGCACCATCGTTCCATATCACCTCATAATGGCGGTTAGAGAAGAACGGCGGGTCCGCGTAGATGAGGTCAACGCAGCCATCGGGCATCTTGCGCATCCAGTCGAGGTTGTCCCCGCAGTAGATAACGTTGCGCAGCTTCATGTCCTCACCTCTTGCGTAGCGGCGTCCGCGAGCGGTGGAAGATCGTCCCCGTTGTGACCGAGAACTGGTAGCCGCACGCGCGGCACTGCCAGATCCGGCGCGTGGCGATCCAGTGTGGGATGTTCGTCCAGCACTTCGGACAGGTGACACCACCGGGCCAGCGCTTGCGCTGTAGGAACTCCTCGCACTTACGCTGGGTTGAGAACTGTCGTTCGAGTTCGAGGAGATTCATGTCTATCACGCTCCGGTAGGAGTATACAGATACCAGGATAATGTGTCAAGGGATAAAGCCCTGAATAATTGACAGAATGAGAACAGGAGGACTTATGGAGAACAAGAGGATCTTGGCGGAGCATACTAGGCTGGCCAGGATCGTAGACAACTGGCGTAACAACGTCAGAGGTGTTGACGTGGCCATTGATCAGGTACACGATCCTGACCGCGGAGCAGCGGGATGGATCAGGGACCTCAAGATCGGCCCGTCCACCACGAACCCCGGCAAGCAAGCCTTATTCGCCAAGGTTGAATGGACGCCACTCGGGAAGGAACTAGTCGGGGGAGGAATCTTTCGGTACATGTCTGCCGAGTTTGGGCCCCATAAGGACGCCGAGACTGGCACTGAGTACCAGGACGTACTGTATGCATCAACGCTTACGAATCGCCCATTCGTGAAGGGCCTCTCTCCTGTCACACTTGACGACGAATGGGTCGAGGTTCTGAGAGAGGGTGACTATATTCATGACACGTACGGACAGCTCTCCATTCAAGCAGACGAAGGAGACACCGGATGGATGCGCCGACTGTATAAGTTCCTGGAGTCTCGACTGAAGGCAGGGGAGCCAGCAACTCACAACGAGGATAATTATTGTACCTTTACAATTGCATTGGCAGTGAAGACAGATGATGGCAAGGAGTACCCTGCTGCCGCCTACCTCTACGTTCCTGACCCTGACAAGCCATCTACTTGGAAGCTACGGATCAAGGAGTATGTAGGAGACACTCTGAAAGTAACTCGTGAGCAACTTGGGCGGGCTGCCGCGGCGCTATCGCCAGGCGGATTCCGAGGCAATCGTGTCGAACTCCCAAGCGGGGAAGTGGCGAAGGTGAAAGCCAAGCTGCGCTCTCTGTACAGGGAAATCGGCGTGAGCGAGGATGATATCCCCGCACACATTAAGAATGAGGAGCAAGAAAGTATGGACAAGCTTATTGCTTATCTCAAAGAGCTTGGCATCGAGCTTGCGGAGGGAGATGACCCCGTTGACGCCCTGCGCGAGTACCTTGACAAGCAGAATACTACGGTAGCCACGCTGTCAGAGACGGCGATGGCAGAGGAGAAGAACAAGCGCCTACAGCTTGAGAAGGACGTTGCTGCGCTGACCGCGAAGCTCGAAGAGAGCGAGCGGACTGCGTTTCTGGACGAGATGACCCGCCAGGGCAAGCTGCTTCCGGCAGAGCGTCAGTACTTTAATGATCTGTATAAGACCAATAAGGACATTGTACGCAAGCTGCTCGGGGAGCGCACCGCGAAGGTCGATCTCGGGGAGCATGGCGTTTCAACAACTGAGACGATCCCGGTTGAGGATCGTAGGCTCGCCAAGATGGAGGAACTCATCGCTGGCGGGATGACCCCGGAGGCCGCTTACAAGCAGGCGCACCGGGACGTGCAGTAGGAGGAACATTGGCCACCGAAAATATGGTGTTGTCTACGTCGTGGCCTGCTTCGGGCGATCTGTCCAGCTACCAGTACCATGCTGTGAAGATTTCGTCAGGCGAGGTCGCACTGTGCGGAGCGAGCGATATTCCTATCGGCATCCTGCAGAATCAGCCGGATGCCGATGGAGTAGCAGCTGAAGTTGGTCTTATTGGTATTTCTAAGGCCGTGGTTGACGGTAGCACAAATGTTGCTATTGGCGACTTCCTGGCCGTAAACTCAGACGGACATCTCATCAAGACGACCACTGCATCAGATCAGGTTGTCGCCCAGGCCCTTGAGGCCGTGACGGCAGATGGGATCGTGGCTAAGGTCCTTCTTGCCCCGATGTCCACGTATAACCAGTCGTAGGGGGAACGATGGCCCAACCGACACTGAATGAAGTTCATGTTGATGCGGCGCTAAGCCGTATCTCTGTCGCGTATAAGAATCCCACCTATATCTGGAGCCAGGTAGCCCCCGTAGTCAATGTAGACAAGGAATCTGATAAGTACTACGAGTTTACTCAGGGGGATTGGTTCCGGGACGAGGCCGCGATCCGTGCCGAGGGCACGAAGGCTGCGGTATCGGGGTTCACTCTCAGCACGAATAGCTATTCTTGTGTTGAGTACGCACTGGCGACGAAGCTTCCCACCAGGACGTTGCAGAACGCGGATGCCGCGCTTGACCTTCGAGCCAGCAAGACTGCATTTGTGACGGACAAGGTACAGCTTCGCATGGAACACCAACTGGCGACCGAGATGTTCACTACTACCGTCTGGGGAACCGATAACACTACGGCGACTAACTGGGATCAATCTACTAGCACCCCATTCACGGACCTCCAGACCGCAGTTGACACGATCCGTATGGCCACAGGGCAGAAGGCGAATACCCTCGTCCTTGGAGCAACAACCTGGAGCAAGGGGCTCAAGTGGAATGCGGATCTTACCGACATCATCAAGTACACCCAGAAGGGAATTGCCACTCCAGAGCTTTTGGCGACTGCGCTGGAGTTCAAGAAGGTGCTCATCGGCTCGGCGATTTATAACACCGCTGCCGAAGGTGCCACTCCTGTTTATGCCGACATCTGGAGCGATAACGCGCTTGTCATGTACCTGCCAGATGCTCCTGGTCTTATGACCCCATCGGCCATGTACACGTTCGTATCGCGTCCGTTCCGAGTGCGTCGGTGGATGGACGATGTTGAAGAGGCTGAGTATATTGAGGCGAGCTGCATTGCTGACTTCATGCAGGTTGGCAAGGGCCTCGGATACTTCTTCTCCGACCTCATCTAAGTAGCGGGCAACGGGGGCAGGTAGTCCCTGCCCCCCTCCCTCATGGCATACATTACAGCGGCAGACGTTGAGCGCGAGATACAGTTTGACTTCACCGCCACTACGACGCCGACCGAGAGTGATATTTATACATTCATCACTCAGGTCGAAGCTGAGCTGAACGGGATACTTAGCTCCGTTGGTGTGCTTGTTCCAGTAAGCGCATCAGGATCTCCCGGCACCTATGCGATGGTGCAGCAGGCAGCGACGTGGGGCGTGTGTGCTCGTGCCATCGGAGCCTACGCTGGGCTCGTGTCGGGCGAGTCGCCGAAGGAGTCAATGTACTGGGAACGGTATCGAGACTTCTGCGAGCGCGTAGGCATGGACCCGGCGATGCTGTATGATGCAGTGTTTGACAACAGCATGAACCATGTTGTCGGGCTGGATTCTACTGACGAAAACTATCACGATCCAATCTTCAAGATGGATGATGAGTTCTAGTGCCTCTGACGCTTGAGATTCAGGTAACGGGTGAGCAGCAGATCCAGCTTATGCTGGAGAGCGTTTCTATCCGTTGCCGAGATCTCCGCCCGGCCTGGGGGCGCATTGCCCAAGATTTTGACGAACTAGAGGCCCGCCAGTTCGACACTGAGGGAGGGCTTGGTCAACGATGGCCTGCTCTCTCTCCTGCGTACGCTGCATGGAAAGCTGAGCACTACCCGGGCAAGAAGATCATGGAACTTACTGGTGCGTTGCGGATGTCTCTCGCTGAGCGTGGTCCTGGACATATTGACCGTCGTACTTCCGACACGTTGGAACTTGGTACATCAGTTACAAATGAGCGAGGAATAAACTACGGATTGATCCATCAGACGAAGGGAGTCGGCGGGAAGATCCGCAAGACGATCGTGGTCCCGGATTCTGCACAGCAGAGATGGGCTGAGATCATCAGCACCTACGTCGTTTACGGGGATATCCCACAACAAATGCAGCAGACGATGCAGAAGTTCTCTCTTTTCGGAGGGTAGATGGAGCGAGTACAGGCACTTCTCAAAAACATGCTCGAAACATACCTCCCAGACCAGCTCTCGGCACGCGAAGCGCCCGAGGGCTATCCGGTGCTCTCGCTTCCCGAACCCAAGAGGTATCTGTTCAACTTTGATGACGGGTTCACGGTCATTAGCGCTGGGGAATACCCAGCAGTGATCCTCCTCCCCGGCAGGACACGGGTAGAGTACAAATCAATCCGGGCCTACGTAGAGGACCTTCACGAGCTGGCGATTGTGTGCCTGTTACAGGACAACGACGCTGACCGGCTGCAACAGAAAAGGGCCAGGTATGCCGAAGCGATTCGCGAGGCCATCCTTGACAACTTCAAAGTAGCTGATCCGATCATCAGCGCTCAGATCACTAACATCTCCTATGATCGCACGCTGCGCGACGAGAAGACTTCAGCCTACCTGTCGAGCGTGTGGGTCATCGTCGAAGTCCGGGAGCGAGTGGCCTACTAGGAGGCTCATGTGAAGACATTTGTTTCCCGATCGGGGAAGTCACTCCCTCTGCCCGTGAAGACAGAGACAGACTGGCCTCCGGTCGTAGAGTCCACAAGTACGCCAGTGCCTGTATTTGATGTTACCATTCCAGAATCTGTCGTTGTTAGCACCGAGACAGATCAGACCGAGGAACAACTGGCACCGGAGGACAACACAACCACAACTCGGCCAAACCCGAGCTGGACGAAGCGTGAACTCATTGCCTACGCCTACGAGCATGGGATTCCATGCTCTCCTGGCGAGTGCAAGCCGAAAGTCTACGCTGAGATAACTGCTGGCATGACCAGCCAGGAGGATAATAATGGCGATTCTGGTTGAACGAACCATCGCCCTCGTCAAGTTGGAGAATACATACGGGGTAGATGCCTCCCCAGATGCCACGACAGACTTCATTGCCGTGGCCGACGTGCAGGTTAGCCCCCAGTATACGTACTTCGACCCGGCGGCGATGGATGGATCACTTTCCCCGCGAACGGGAAACGTGGGTGGGCAGCGTTCGATCGAAGTAACGTTCACCCACGAGCTTCAGCTTGATTCTAGCGGAACCCAACCTCCGTGCGGGCCGCTGATTCAGGCATGCGGGTTCGACGAGTCGAGCGGTGAGTTTACACCGGTCTCGACCGATTTCCCATCCGCGACGATCTACGTCTACTTTGACGGGTTGCTCTGGAAGATCGTTGGCGCTCGTGGGAATATGGAGGTTGTGTGTGCGGCGGGAGACGCCGTGAAGCTCAACTTCACAATGCGCGGGCTCTACGACGATCCAACAGACGCTACATTCCCTGCATCGTGGACGGACTCAGGAGGAGAGCCACTGATGGCGATGGGCGGAACGTTCGCCTGGGGAACTGAGAATCCGTGCATTGAGACCCTGAGCGTCAATATGAACAATGACCTTCAGGTTCTTGGCTGCATCGGAGACAGCTATGGTGCCCGAGAGATTGCTATCACCAACCGCAATCCAGAGGGCTCGGCGAATCCTGACATGACCACGCTGTCCGAGATGGACTGGCATACTCTGATGAACACTCCAACTCTCAGCGCGGTCACGTACACCATGACGGACGGAACAAATCACTGTACTATATCTATCCCCAAAGCACAGATCATGGAGATCGGCACCGGGTCGCGGTCGAATATCCGCTCCTGGGAGATCCCGTTCAAGTGCATCCGTGATTCCGGAGACGACGAGCTTTCTCTGACGTTCGGTTCTGGTATTTCCTAATAACCACACCGGGGGCGGGCATATGCCCGCCCCCATCACACTCTAGGTGAGGAGGAACAAGTGAAGGTAGTAGACCTGTTGGCAGAGCGGAAGTACATCCTTGAATCTGAGCGCAACCTGGACGAGACTGAACAGACTGTATTCTGGATCAAGGGGCTGCGGTATGACCTCTACATGAAGATCCAGTCTGAGCTTTCCCCGATCATCAAGATGCCTGGAAAGGCACTCGGGAAGGGTCAGGCAAACATGGACGATAGCACGGTGGAGCTTCAGCCTGGCGCCAGGCAGCGGCTTGAGTTCGAGATCCTGTCCGAGGGCCTGGTGCGCGTAGAGGGACTGAAGGGCCCGGGCGGAGAAGAGATCAAGTACCCCGGGGCCCAGGCACCCGAGGCCGTGCGCAAGGACTGGTTCGCCCGTTGGCTGCCTCCTGCGGTACGCACCGAGCTGGCCAATGCGATCACTGAGGGATCAACAGTAGACGAGGATGTTGCAAAAAACTAGCCTTGCTCGTCCACGTCGTCTACGGACTGGACGGACGTTGGCACACATCGGAGTGCCTACAGTCCAAGGGGTGCTCAGACCTTCACGACCCGACACCGTGCGGGAAGACACTCAAGCGCTCTGAGTTCGTGTGGGAGTGGCGGGGAAACAAGGAGAAGCACCGCACATGTCCTGCGAACATCGTAGAAACATCTCTCATCCCGATCCTAAACCTCTACTCTGCCTACCAGGATGGTTTTTTGTGGACTGCAGGTGGGATCTCTGCTCAGCCTGCAGCCTACATGCAGGCCATTCAATTGATCGGCAGCGAGGTCGCAAAGATCGAGAAGGAGAAGCAGGACAAGAAGGGTGGGTCCGTGTCCATCCCTAAGCGGGCACAAAGGAAACTGAAATGAAGAAGTGGTACTTGATCTATGAGACAAAGATGGGGGAGAGAAAGAGACCGATATGGCCAGATGAGCCCGCGGGTATCTTCAGGACCGTCATCGTATCAGATATTCCGACGATGCGCGGAGGGAGAGACATCACTATAAGGGGAACACGGAAGACAGAGGATGGATTCGCAGTTGATTTGTCTACGATCCGCGTGGCGAGTAGCGCCAAGCACTTGAGGACTGAGAGGCTGGAGGTTGCCGAGTGAAACCGGTGTACTACCTGGACTACCGCGGAAAGGCCGGGCCGCGTCGCCACTACGTGTGGTCAGAGACGCCGCCAGGCGTTTCCTCAGTTCGTGTGGATCGCGTTGAAACAGATGCCCACGGGTCTCGTATCACCGTGCGCTACTCGATTCATGGGAAGACCTACAAGAAGGTGATCCCTGTTGAGTCCAGGTTTGTGCGTGGAGTCAGGGTGGTGCTAGCGTGGCAGTAGGTAATGAGCTTATTATTGTAATCAGGGCAGTAGACGAGGCATCATTGGCCATCAGCAGGGTATCAAAAAGCCTGTCGGATGCCAAAGCGCAGATTATGGGATTCAACAGCGAGGTGGCGTCTCTTACTCGTGCGGTGGGGGTTGTTACAACCGGAATTGCTGTTGGTGCCGCAAAAGCAGCCTCTGATATTGTGGGGAGTTATGAGCACATGGAGACGGCTATGGCGACATTGCGCATGGCGATGCGCGATGCGACAGAGGAGGAGCTGGCCGATCTTGAGTCGATGCTTATTCGCATCTCGAAGGAGCTCCCCGATTCAGTCACGGGCCTCATCGACTACGCCACAGAGGTAGCCAAGATTGGTATCAGCGGCACAGAGAATATCGAGAGGATGATTCTAGCTGCAATCAAGCTCCGCGAAGCCTCGGGGGACATGATAGACGCTGATACTGCTGTGGCATCACTCGGAAAGATCCTCACTGCATTCGACCTGGCGTGGGATGAGGCGGAACGAGTCGGATCTGTCATCTCAGAACTAGCACTAGCAACTCCGGCAGAGTTTAACGAAATGCTAGAAGAGACCATGAAGCTCGCTGCCATGGGCGAAGTGTTCGGCCTAACCATGCCAGAAACCGCTGCCATGATTGCGCAAATAATCTCCTATGGCCACATTGCAGGGAGAACTGGGCTTCGCGCGAGCCGAGGAATCGAACTCCTCATTCAGAACAATGAGCTTCTTTCTGAATCGGCGCTTAAGACGGCAGAGGCGTATGGCCTCATGGACCAGGAACTCATCAGGACGATCCAGAGCGGTGGTGTCACGGCGCTAATGGAAAAGGATCCAATGGAGTTCCTATATCAGTACTTTGCATTCCTTGAGGCCATACCAGGAGATATTGCGACGATCGAAGAGATGCAAGATGTGCTCGGGTGGATGTCAGCGTATTGGCTTCCATTCGTGCATGGGATGGGAGAGGGCGTAGAGGGAATGCGGTCGCTAACAGAGAACATGGCGCTCGCAAATGATGCCTGGGCTAAGGGAACTGGGCTACAAGAACTGTACGAAAAACGGCTTGAAACAGTAGCTGCGCAGACTGAGATTACTACAGGGAACGTCGAAACAGCAACAGCACTACTTGGTGGTGGATTCGGGCCCGCCCTGATGGAACTCATGGAAAACGTCCTCAAGCCATTTTCTGCCAGACTGGTTGATATCGCAGCTGCATTCCGAGAAATGCGCAAAGAGGGAGCAAAGACAGCGGAAGAGTCTCGGTCGTGGACGTTCGATGTGCTTGAGACTCGGCTTGAGGGCATCTCTAATGCCATTGAGAAGGCCCTACTTGAGGGGGACTATAAGCCAGCACTGGCAGAGCTGTCCATAGCTGTAGGGGCAGCGGTGCTAATTGTCGAGTCATGGAAGCTTGCTGCCGAGGCCATCGTTGCGCTCAAGGCGTACCTTGCTGCTGAACTTGGTGGGATGACATGGAACATCGGGAAGATGATCCTCATTGGGAACCTGGTGTTTCAATTCCTCCCAGAGGAGACGTTGAATGCGTTGGACGAAGCCACCGATAGGGCGGCAGATGCAGTTGAGGGGGCAGAGCTGCCGGAGGCCATCAAGAGCGCGATTCAAACATACCTCGACAAACTAGGAGAAGAACAGTGGACGACCACCATCACCATTGGTATTACCTGGGCCCTGGCCGCGGGAGCGTGGAAAGCCCTGATGGCGGCCTTGTGGGGGTTCTTCAAGACGGGAGGATTTGACGTAGGCAGCGAAGCCCTCTGGGGGCTAGAAGGAGTGTTCACTGCTGGGATTGTTCTAGCCCTAGCAGTGTCTGTTGCGATGGAGGTTGGGGAGATCCTGAAAGGAGATCAGTGGGCCGAGGATCTGGCGCTCAAGTTGTCGGCCGCGTCCATCGCAGGATGGCTTGCGTTCACAGTAACAAAGGATATGCTTTCTGCCGTTGTTATCGCGTCTCTCGTCTTCAACATAACACCAACTGTCGGTGAGGTTGGAGAGCTTATCGGCGAAGGTGAATTGAGCAGCATGATCTCCGTGGCGCTCGGCGCAATCGCTGGCGCGATCGGGGCCAAGCTGCTTTTGCCGGGCACCGTAGCCGCTCCGCTCATTGGAGCAGCTGCCGGAGGGATGCTTGGATGGGCGCTTGAAATGTCAGTTGCTGCAATCATCAAGCTCATTCCATCGATTGGAGAAGCAAGCGGATCCGATCTCGATACTTCTTCAATCATTAAAATGGTGGGGTCAGTTCTCGGCGCAATCGCTGGCGCGATCGGTGGCTCGGTGATCATGCCGGGCACAGCTGGTATGTTGGCAGGAGCTGCAGCAGGGGCTGCGGCAGGATATGGGATCAGCATAGCAGTCGAAACGGTCGTCAAGCTGTTGTTCAAGCCCGACGAGGCCGGGAGCGAAGTGTCCAGTGACACCAAGAGACAGTTTGTCGCAATGTGTGTATCTGCGATTGGGACAATTGCCGGTGCAATAGGCGGGGCGCTGATCGGGGCGCCCATTGGCGGCCTGCCGGGCGGTGCCATTGGGGCTGCTGTTGGAGCTGCCGCAGGGTATGTCATGTCTATTCAGGCCACCGCCCTCCTCGGGCTGTCATTCAAGCCCGGTACGACAGACACGAAAGCTGCCGCCGGCGCCGCAAAGGAGGCCGTCGATGCCGCCGCGCAGGTGGCAACGAAAACTTACGAAGATGTAATAGATGAGGCATCTGATGCGGTGCGGGAATTCTATGGTAAAAGAGCGGCCATTGTACAAGAAGTATCTCTAGAAATCGCAAGGGGAGCAATCGATATACCACAGTCCGACCTCGATCTCCTTTATGCTGTACTTGATGAGACAATAGCTGGGCTTGAACAACTATCCGAAGAAGGAGCACCGAGCGAGGATATCGCAGAGCACTGGAATGATATGATCCTCCGGCTCTCGGAGATGATCCCACAGATACAGTCGATACTAGAAAAGTTCAAGATTGCCTTCTCTGATGCCGGGCATGATGCCGCGCAGGCATTTGTTGATGCATTTGATGCCGGGCTCGGCTCTGTCGCCGTGGCGTCCCAGGTAACGACTGACGTCACTGTCACCAAGCAGGCAGGAGGACCCGTTTATGGAGTGGGGTCTGGAGACATCGTGCCCGCGATGCTAGAACCGGGAGAGTTTGTAGTCCCGAAGTGGATGATGAAAATACCGTGGTTATCTTCGCTTATTTCCGGAATCTGGTCTGGGGCACGAGGCTATCAGGAGGGCGGTCTGGTTGCGGCATCTGGCATCATCGAGACGGTCGTAGGCATCATTGCAGGACAGGCCTCCCGCCTCCCACAACTCGTATCGATCGGATCGTCCCTGGCGGCTAGAGAATATAAGGAAGCTGGCCTTGATGTCATACGCCTACTTGCAGATGTCGTGAATGACATGGCGCAAGAGACAGAACGGGCGGTGGACCGTGTTTCATCGGCAATGCACGACCTGTTCTCTCGCGCACAAAACCTAGCACAGTCGTTCCTTGACCTTATAATTCGATCCCAACAGCTCGCTGACGTGCAGGGCGCACTAAAACAGGTGCAGTCATTGCTCATCGATGCGCTACTGGGCTTTCTTGCGCCGATTCGCTGGGTTATCGAATTCATCGTCGGGTCATTCGAGGTCGAGGCCGAGGCCGTGGAAGAGGCAGCGCAGGCCACACGAAAGTCCACGGCAGGCCTGAACATACCAACTGGGTACAAGCTAGAGCGGGCAGCGTGGGGCGTAGCAGCCCCCGGGCAGCCGTGGGGAGAGGAAGAAGAGGGCTGGTCGGACACAGTAAGGAATCTGAAGGACGTGTTCGATAACGTCCCTGCGTGGCTGAAGGAGATCATCGAGGGATTCCGTTCGGCGCTAGAAGAAGCCAGCAAGGGGATCAAGGAGTTCGTCGAGAGGATGCAGGAAATCTGGCAGGAGCTTGCACCTGTCATCATCGAGGCGCTGCTTCCTGTCCTACGATACTTCGGAGATGCGCTTGGATGGGTTGCCGACAAAGTATATAGCATTCTACTTCCTGTGCTCACCGGACACCTGCCTAAGATACTCTGGGACCTCGGGCGTGCGTTCTCAGACCTAATGGCAAGCGGCCTGGTCGTTCTGGCCGGGTTCATCGCAGATGTGGTGATCCCAGTTGTCGGAACCTTCGCTGAAGCACTGGCGGAAGTGGCCAGTTGGATTCGCACCGTACTCGTACCTGACCTGCTGAATATGTTCGCTGCTATCGGAGACTGGTGGAGATCTGATGTTGAACCATTCCTGAATGAGAATGTGTTTCCGCAACTACAGGAATGGTTCATGGCAATCTACACCTGGATATCAACAGAATTCATGCCGTTCCTGGCGAATGAGGTCTGGCCGTTCATATCTGGACCGGTATGGGGTGCCATCGTAGAAGGATTGACGATGCTCGGTGATGTGTTCATGGATATCTGGAACATAGTGAAAGACAAGTGGCCAGAGATCAAGGACTGGATCGTCAGGAAGATTGGTGATTTCTTTGGTGGAGTCACATCCGACATGCAGATCGGATTCGCCCAATTCCTCTTAGATGTTGATGGGCTTGGCGCTTCGCTTGAGTATATATGGACAAACAACAGCTTGGACCTATGGACGAAGGTCAAGTTGACGTTCGCGTTTGGGCTACAGACGTTTCAGGACCAGATGGCACTGCTTGGGTTTACACTGATGGGAATTGGTGCTCTTTTCTCGTCTCCAGTTGCTCTCATTATCGGCGGGATTATGGCAGTGGTTGGCGTTCTACCGCTTCTGGCGGGAGCGATAGGGAATGCCATTCAGGGAATCTGGAACACTCTCCTGGCTGCTGCACAGGGAATTGGGAATCTTCTACTGATGGCAGCTGACATAATCCTCTTTCCGGTAAAGCTTGCCATGAACGCGCTCATCTGGATTGTCAATGCTGTCATTGGACTTATAAACCTTCTTCCAGGAGTAAACATCCCGTCTCTCCCATACATTCCACTGGAAGAGGGTGGACACGTCCTCGAAGAGGGCCTGGCCTACCTGCACCGCGGAGAGACGGTTGTTCCAGCGCGGGCAGCGCCGTATGGAGGACAGTCCATCAACATCCAACAGATGACTGTGGTCGCCAACGATCCTGAGGAATTCATGGAGAAGATGGAGGCTGCAATCCGCCGCAAGAACCTCCGCGGAACTGGCCAACGGTATGGTAGCTACGCTACGGCTGGTGCATAGTGCGCACAACAACAGAAGCTGAACTCGAACTCCTCCACTCGTTCAACCGGGCGGAGTCGTACCAGGTCAAGGTAAAGCGCCGGTCTACCGGGGCCCTGGTGGACCTCACCGACCGTGTGCAGTCAATCTCTATCTCAATGTCGAACGACGAACCAGTGAACACGTGCGACGTAGAATTTGATGACTCTTGGACGGCTTACGGTGCAGCAGCGTCTCTGAGCCCGCTTGTCGTAACGTCTGTCTACAATGATCCTGCACCACTTCTCTGGCCAAACAACGAACTGTACGTGTACGTTGGGTTCGCTGATGTCGGAGAAGACGTTACTGACTATAAGCTACTCTTTCACGGAATCCTGGGCGATGGCATCTCTCCCCAAGGAACGAAGGGATCGCGCAGCATCTCTGTATCATGCCGAGACCAGGCAAAGCGACTCCAAGACACGATGGTCGTGGGAGAGTACTTGTACGGGTCGGAAGACGGCACGGCTGCCGTGGCCGTGATGCAAGGGATACTGAATCAGCACTATGGCGATTCTGTGATCACACTGCACGTCAAGGACAACCCACAGTTCATGGTCTATCCAGTTCGCGTCGGCGAACAATCCGTGTGGGATGCGCTGCAAGACATTCTCAAGCCCACCGGCTACCAGGTGCGGTACTGGTTCCTCAAAGCGGGCCAGTCGGGCATCTACGACTGCGAGGGCAATGCTATCACCATCGCGGCAGACGGGTTCTACCTAACCGTAGTGGACCCCGGACGCAAGCCAGTGAGTACAGTAGACGCACTTGACGAAGACGTAGACACGATCACAGAAGAGTCCCTGGACGTCTCCGATGATACGGTGCGCAATGCGTTCCGCGTCCGATACTACGACAGGTTCACCAAAGAGTACATGGAGGTCGCACGAGAGAATGCCACTTCTATCGCCACCTACGGGCGGAGGGAGATGGTCGTCGGGCAGGATGATGTTCCATACATTGACACGTTCAACGAGGCGTGGGACCTCATGGAGGTTCTTGACAACGACCTTTCAGAGGCCCCCGCCACAGACAGACTGAACTGTCAGATGATGTATCACCTGGAGCCGTTCGATTACCTGGATGTAACCAGCGCTCGTCTGAGTACAGGGACTTCGGAGATGGGCGTGCGTGAACTGTCGTTCTCGATGGGAGCTAACGAGCCCTTCACAATGGACATCACCGGATCGCGGGACCGCGTGATCGGCCAAGTCATGTGGTGGCTCACATCCGGCGGCGGGGCCAAACCGGAGTACCCGATTGTCTATCTCGGAGGAGGGTCGGCGCGCAGTTCAGTAAGTGTCCTTTGTGGTGGCGCGTTGTTTGTTGAAGTCATCCTGGAGGTTGTCCCTCCACCATCCCACCAAGTTGTCCTGTACGAGTGGAAGTGGGCACAGGAGGGAGAGGGGATCTGGCACGAGGAGTCCACTATCGGCCCCGTACTGAGGCTCTTTGGGCTTCCGGCGGGAGTCTCGATTACATGGACCTGCCGCGCGAAGCTGGCTGGTGAAGCGAGGTGAAGAATGGCAGTATTGAAACCGTACACGGAGGTCTACGGACCGTCTACACTGGCGGCATCGACTGCGTCCGCATTAGTGGACTGCACGGCTACCGATTGCACAAAGGCGACCCAGCTAGTGGTCACGTTCAAGGGGACGTTCCACTCATCGGCGACAGCCGGCGCCAAGGTAACACTATGGCCGTCCTACGACGGGACGAACTACGATACATCGGCATGGGCGAACTGGGATGGAGAAACGCAGGAGTGGGTGATTGGCGCGGCTGCCGGGCAATCTGTTATCCTCACGTCTGAACCGATTGCTCCGGTGCCGAAGTACCTCAAGTTCAAGGTCGAGAACCTAGACTCATCGTACCCGATCACGAACTGTTCGCTGATCGTCACTGTCCAGAGCGCAGGATAATGCCGAACTCAACTAGACTGGGAGATGCGCTCAACCAGATCAACGAGGGCGGGATTCGACTCCAGCCATCGGAGTACACGCCATGGCTTGACCAGCAGAGCCACACCATCGCTACCGATCCGACGATCCCGAATGCCCCAACCCTGACGGCGACCGCTGCGAATCAGTCTATCGACTTGGAGATCACCAAGCCCGACGCCAACACGGACGGATCGCCATACCAAGACCATAAACAGTTTGTCATTTACTACTCCTTGTCCCCTGGGATCGACGTAAGCGATCCCATGACGTACAGCGGTAGCTTTGAGACCACCAGCACGCGGCACACCCACGCCACGGAGTCTCGGCTGTACTTCCGCGCCGTGTGCCAGGACATGCACGGCAATACGTCGGCGGCTTCTGCTGAGGTGGACGCGACGCCGACAAGCCCGGATATCGCGCCCGCGGTGGACGACTATACCAACAACATCGCCAACGTGTACGTTGGGAAGGGGATGATCGGCGTCCAGTTCCAGCCACCGAAGTCTACGTGGGTACGGTTCGCGACATGGAAGCTCTACTTCGACACGGACACCGGCGGCGGATGGACGGGGAGCTGGACTTTGTGTTACACCGGGGCCGGGCCGGGGTTCCTGCACAAGGGACTAAACGAGAGCTACAAGTACAAGTACCGGCTGAGCGCGCTGGCCGAGGATGGGACCGAGACTACCGGGACCGTCTCTGATAACGGCGGAACAGGCTACCAGCCCAACCAAAGCGACAACTCAAACCTGCTCGCGGTGACGATCTTCGCCGAGCGGATTATCGCTTCATCGGAGATGGTCTCTCGCACGTTCATCGGCGGGAAGTTGCAATCCACGAACTGGGGAACATCTCTCGGGTCGCTCTTTGACCTAGATGCGGGAACGATCAAGCTGGGGGGATCGAGCGCACCGAAGTTCCAGGTGGGTGCAGATGGCGTGCTGTCGGCCAGTGGGGCGACGATCTCCGGGACGATCACCGCGTCTTCTGGTACGATCGGGGGATTCACCATCGGATCATCGGCGCTGACGGCAGGGTCCTACAGCACGGCGGTTGGCTTGGCCCCTGGGTCATATCCGTTCTACGCTGGTAGCAGCACCCCATCATCGGCCCCGTTCCGCGTGACAAGCAGCGGCGCGGTGACGTGTACGAACATCAATATCACCGGCGGGGATGTAGCGGGGAGTACAATCTCTGGTACGCTTCTTGGATGTACTTTCCAGGGGGCATCGAGCTATCCGTATGCGAAAGTCACCAGTACGGAATTATATGCATACGAGTCAGCAAGCAGTTACAGTATTCTCACGCCAGGGAACCTCAGGATCACACAGCTGGGCACTGAGAAAGTGCGCCTCGAAATATCCGGGCTAACATTAAGGCATCCGGATGCATCGATAAGATCAGATACAGATCTGAACATATTATGCGGTGGTACTGGGTATGAGCTCTATCTCGGCCCTGTGACTGGTAACATTGTCTGTGCAGGCCAGCTGCAGTGGTCAAACATGAAATATACCGGAACCAGGTGGACTGGCACAATGGGGACTGCGAACCACGGAATCTATTTCTACTCTAGCGATGGCAACCGATACATCCTACCTGCTTACGGTCCAGTGTAGTGCAAGCGTCTCAGTTCGGAGGTCGAATACGAAGTGAAAACAGAGGGTTCCGATGCCGTTTCTTGAGCGCCCCCATTCGATTACGGGCGAGCCAGGGATCGTATGGAAGGGCGAATGGTCCGCCTCCGCTACCTATGTAGAGAGCGACGCCGTTTTCTACGAAGGATCTAGCTACATCTGCATCCTCGGGCACACTAACCAAGAGCCACCGAATGCTACGTACTGGGAGCTCCTTGCCGAAGAGGGGGAGCAGGGACCACAGGGGGAACAGGGTCCGCAGGGGATACAGGGTCCGCAAGGTGAACAGGGGCCACAGGGGGAACAGGGGCCACAGGGCGATCCCTGGAACGCCTGGCGGGGCTCGTGGCAGACTGCAACTGAGTATGCAGCGCTTGATGCCGTCGAGAACGGAGGATCGAGCTACGTATGCACGAGCGGTCACACCTCGGGCGCGTCTACGGAGCCCGGTGTCGGCGCAGACTGGGAGACAGTGTGGGATTTGGTCGCCGCCGAAGGCTCAGTGGGACCACAGGGACCACAGGGGCCACAGGGGCCACAGGGCGACCCATGGAACGACTGGCGGGGCGCGTGGCAGACTGCAACCCTCTATTCCGCGCTTGACGCCGTAGCGAACGGCGGATCGAGCTACATCTGCACGAGCGGGCACACGTCAAGCGCGTCTACGGAGCCCGGTGTCGGCGCAGACTGGGATACGGTGTGGGATTTGATCGCCGCCAAGGGCGCCGATGGTAATGTAGCGGGTCCGGGTTCGTCCACAGATAACGCCGTAGCTCGCTGGGACGGAGCGGGGGGGGCGACGCTGCAAAACTCCGTTGTCACCGTCGGAGATACCGGAGTGGTGGCGGGCGTTCTGTCTCTGATCCAGGCCGCTCCGACCGAACTGACCATCGCCAGCGGAGCCGTGACCGTTACTCAGGGCCTGCATACGATTGACACAGAGGGGGACGCTGCCAGCGATGATCTCGACACGATCAACGGCGGGACGGCGGGGATGTCGGTTAGATTGCGGGCCGAGAATGCCGCCCGCACCGTAGTGCTGAAGGACGGAACGGGGAACTTGGAGCTTGGCGGTGCGGATGTCTCTCTGGACGATACCGATAAATGGGTTGAGCTAACCTATGGGCGGCAGCCACATCGTAGCATTGCATTGTGCCAAAGTTTCTTGGCGGTAGTAGTGGGGATCGCCCTCTATCGGTAGCAGCATACAACCTAACAGAAAGAAAGGACCCAAAGCACGAAACTGGTAGACATGGTTCAGTTCATGCTGGAGTGTTAATGAGTTGAGATCTCGGGGCACAGAGTGCATGTAGTTCGCCCAGAAGATGGCGTTGCCAAACGCGGCTGCCGTGATCTTTGCTCCGCATGGCTCGCGAAGGTCACTGCCGCGTACGATGAACACAGGATCAGCCTGCACCATCAACATCTCACCATCGTACCTGAAGGCCAGGTCTGCCTGCAACAGAGACACCGTTCCGCCCTGCCAAATCCCGAAGGCGAGAGCGAACGCCGTAACCCAGAACCCAGTACCGAGTGTAACCATACCACCATTATACCAGCGCGCTGTAGCGCTGTCAAGGGGAGGATCTATGCCAACCATTGAACTGACAACCGAGG